ATTTCCAGCAGCGGGGCGGCCTTTTCCCATATATCGCCCGCCATATCGGCCAGGGCACCGCCCAGTGTTTGCAGCTGGCCCCACAGGACCATGACAGTTTCCCGGAATTTCTCGCTTTTGTTCCACAGCAGGACAAACCCCGCCGCCACCGCCGCGATCACTCCGGCGATCAGCGCCAGCTTGACGTTTCCCATGCTCATGACTTTGTTTAGTAGCCCGCCGCCCTGCGCCGCCGCTTTGAAGATGGTGGACAGGTTTTTCACCGCGCCCACAGCTGCGGTGGCCGCCTGCAGCGCCTTAAAGGCCCCCACAGCGGTCACAACTGCGCTTCCCAGGGCCAAAATAGTACCCCTGTTTTCCCACAGTGCTTTTCCCGCGTCGATCACAACTGGTACAATTTTCTCCAGCTTGCTGGACACGACGGGCAGGATATTATTGGCCAGGTACTCTAGCCCCTCCTTGGCGTATGGGGCCAGCTGTTTCCCAATACGCACCAGCACAGCCTCCGCCTGTCTCTTTACTCCCTCTAGCGCGGTTCCCAGGTCGTTGTATTTTATGGCGTTGATTTGTTCCAGCGCGTCCATGGTGTCATAGGCTCCGGCGGAAGCGTTGGCCATGGCCTCCATGGCCTCGGTGCCCAGATCCTCCCACATGGTCCCGAACAAGGAAACGCCCAGGGCATCCCGCGCCACCTGGTCCTCCATATCCATCAGGGTGTTTAATACGTCGAAAAACGCTTGGTTGGCTCCGTCCCCGCCTGCGGCAAATGTGTCCATCATAGTGGCGGCGTTATACCCCAGGGCCTCAAAGGCGGCCACCGTTGTGTCGGACCCGTCAATGGCGCGGATGGAAAATTCCTTTACCGCGTCGCCCACTTTGTCCAGGTTCCACGCGGTGCTGTCTGCGCCGGATTGCAAAAGCTGAAACATTCCATCCGCCGAAAAGCCCAGCTTGGAGAATTGGCTGGAATATTCGTTGATGGTGTCGATCAGTTCCCCGGAATAGTCCAGGCCATTTTGTGCGCCCGCCGCGATCAGTCCGAACGCTTCTTCTGCGGACCCGCCGAAATTTTTGCGGATAGCGGCGGCGGCGCGGGTGCTTTCCTCCACGTCGTACTCGAACGCGTCCCGCAGGGCAATCGCCGCCTCTGCCGCGCTCGCAATTTCCTGATCTGGCAGGTCCTTAATATTACGGCTGACCAGGGAAACGGCGCTGGCCGCGTCCTCGATACTCTCCCCGAAATTGTTCTGGTACACGGTTTCCATGGCGCTTTGGAGGTTTTCCAATTCTTTCCCCGTGGCTCCGGTGGCTGCCGCCAGGCTGTTGGCCGCTTTTTCGTGTTCTGTATAGACGGAGGTGGCGGCAACGGCAATCCCCGCCGCCGCCGTTCCGATTCCGGCCAGGGCCGTGGTGGCCACCTTTCCGGCTGCTTTCGCTGCGTTCCCCAGGGTGTCCAGGTGTTCGCTTGCGGCTTCACACGCCTTTTTCAGTGAACTGCTGTCGCCGGCGATTTTCAGTAGCATTTGATAGGTTTTACTTCTTGCCACGGCCCCGTTTCACTTCCTCCCATATGTCCTGTACGTCTTTGGCATACTTGTTCAAATCATCCACCTGCAATGACAGGAAGAAGTCCTGGCTGCTATGTAACTGCATGGATAGGGCCACACAGCCCTTGCGGATTGCCTCCGGGGTTAGTCCTCCCCACCCGCGCCGAACAAAAAACCCACGACAATGCCCTTCAGTTCAATGGCGCTTTTGGAGGGCATATGCTCGAAAAACTCTAGGGGCAGCTTGGTGACTATGTGGGCCATGGTGATAGAATATTCCGTCGTCATTTCCAGGGTGGCCGTGTTCAGTCCCTTGTGTTTCCTGGTGGTGATTTTGGCGCACCGCGCCAGGTCCCCCGCCGTGGTGTCCTCCAGGCCGGACAGGTCCACCTCGGTGTATTCCTGGCCGCCGAATTTATAGGGCTTGGCAAACCGCAGGATCAGGTCCTCCGGCTCGGTGTCCTCTCCGTCCTCGGCCCCTGCCTGCGCCTCCAGGGCCTCCATGTCCGCCCGCTCGGCGGTGTCCAGTTTGTCCTTTTCCATGTTGGTTTCTCCTTTTCGTCTTTATCCGCCGCCGGCGGTTTAGCACATTTCCTTGATCTTGGCCAGAATGTCCACGCCCCGGATCTTGAAAACCTCGTTGATCTTGTCCAGCTCCACCATGGGTTTGTCCTCCAGTTCGATCAGGATATAAAGGACCGTCAGCTTGACGCTGGTTTCCATGCCGTTTCCGGCCTTGACCTTTCCGGGGTCAAACCCCGCCATACGGCCACGGATCACCACGCGCATGGGCCGGAACTCAATATCCCCGTTGGCGTCCGTGGTCTGCTGGGCACCCCGCAGTTCCAGCTGGACCGCCTTGGTCTGGTCCAGCATATCCACGGCCTCCGCGTCCAGCACCCGGAACGGGATTTCCTGTTCCATGTTGCCGAAATAGCCCACGGTGGGATCGTCGAACTCGCCCAGGACGCCCGCGCCGCTCACCGTTTCGCTGGACCCCTCGAAACTGGGCAGGGTGACTTCATCCCCCATGCCCAGCAGGCGGTTTCCCGCGTTATAGACGTTGTACTTGTTGATCTTGGTGGGAATAGTTTTCATGTTTACCTCCCTTTTACGCGGTCAGGGCCGCCGTCAATGCGTCCACGTCATACTCCCGGATATTCTCGATGTACTCCGCCGGAATATAGGGGGCCATGTAGGTGTGGACGGTCAGGTGGCCGTTGATCAGATTGGTGGACGGGTTCTCGCTCTCCAGGAACTCCAGGCGGTAGCCGGCGCAGTAGTCGCGGGCCACATAGCCGTTGCCCACAATGTTCTGGCTGTCCACGATGGACTGGATCAGCCGCTTATTGCCCGGCTTGTCCACTTTCTGAAAATAAGTGCGGATAAAGTTGTTTCCGTCCCAGTCAAAGAAGCGCCGCACCGCAAACCACCGGTCTTTGGGGTCCGTAGTGGATGGATAGGCCGCCGTGGAGTTGCCCCAGGACTTGAAACCATTGGCGTTAATGGCGGTAATGATCCCGTTGGCGTTCAGCACGTCATTGGCCTGCTGCTGGTCCAGCACCACCTCCGTACCGTCTGCCAGCACCGTGGACGTGATCCGCAGGTCCTTATTGGACGGGCTTTCATACGGCACGTCTGCATTGCTGGCGTCGGTGTAGGCCGTCAGGGCGGCAAACATAGCGGAAAAATAATACTTTTTGTCTCCCACCGCCACCATGGGCCACAGCACCGCCGCATGGTTGGAGGTAGCGCCCATTTTTTCCTTGGCCGTCTTTACGTCTGTGTACTTTGTGGCCCCGGTATCGTCTGCCGCAATATCCAGGACGCAGTTGCACACGAAAACGCCATTGATGGCCTCGGTCTTTGCCTGGAGCGCGGCGGCCACCACGGCGTCCTGGCTCCAGCCAGGGGCCAGCAGCAGGCCGGGGACCATGCCCAGCTTGGGGTAAATGTGGCGCACCAGTTCCATACCCGTCTCATTGCCGGTCAGGGCGTCCACGCCGCCCACCACGTCCGCACGGGTCACACCGGCGGGGTTCAGGCTCTTGCTTGCCACGGAAAGGGTGGCCGCCGCCACCGCCGTGGGGGACAGCAGGGTGATCAGTACGTTGCCGTCATTGTCGTGCTGGGCTACATAGTCCGTGTCCCGCTCCAGCACCGTTTCCCCGTCCTTGATCTCCAGTGTGTCCCGCAGCACATAGGGCTTTGTATAAATGATCTGCCCATCCACCACGGCGCAGTCCTCCGCCGCGTTCTCTTTGACATGGGCGCTCTTTCTGGGGTCCAGAACGTTCACCAGGATAATGGGGGCCACGTTGAACACGCGGAAACAGGCGTCAATGGACTGGCACAGGGTAAAGTCCTCAAAGTTGTCCGAATAGCCCACATTCTGCTGGCACTCCTTGAAAGAGTAGCACAGCATGGGCTTGTTGACCGCTGCCGCCGGATCGTCGGACAGGTGAATGGGGGCGGTCCCGAAAATGACCTGCAGGGCGGCGCTCCCCTGAATAGGGGCTGTCAAACTGGTGTCGATCTCGCTGTTATATACGCCGTGAAAATATGCCATGTCGCTTTCCCTCCTTTAACCTTTGGCCTGCGCCGTTTGATACAGAGTGTAGTATCTCCCGGCCCCGTCATGGAATTGCCTCCGGACCTCCGGCAGCTGTTCCAAGGGGACTACCAGCCCCCGCAGGACCGGCTTTTCCCGGATCTCCGCCTCCAGACTTTCGGGGAGGCCATTTGTATAGACCGTGTACTGATACGCCTTGCCCGGAATGGTGGGGCCGCAGTAGACCACCGATCCGGTGGCCTGTTCGTTTTTCGTCTTTGCCATTATGTTTCTGGCACCTCCTTAAAAATTGCCGGCGCGTCAATCGTCAGCGCCATGGCCGCAAAATAGTATGGGTGGGTGTCCTCCTCTTGTGTCGCCCACTTAATGGGGTATTGCACCTGTCTCTTATACACATCTGACGCTGCCGACGATCTACTCTGTGTAGATCTCGGTGGTCGCCGTATCATTAAAAAAAAAAAAA